TGCGATTCCCGCCTTGGATGTAACATGATTGTTTAGCACATAATTAATTATTTTTTTTCTTGTTATATTTTTTTTATCTTTATTTTCCGTTTTCTTACCCTCTTTTATTAAATATATTATAAAAGAATTATATGCTTTTTTATCCTTCTTGTAAAGTAATGTTTTATAATAAATCTCCGACAGAATTTATCTTATAAACAGCCAAAAACTCCTGAAGGAGCTTTCCACGCTTTAGATATACACCAATTCTTTTAACACAATCTCTTCTGCAATATTACGAATACCTTTTACCAATCTGCCAGCTTTTATCCTAGTTTGGACAATAAAACACAAGTTTCTATATGGCACGATACGTCCAGATTGATGTCAGTTTTCGGGAACCAATCCAGACTAATATAGAGTGTTGCAAAATATCTCCGTTTGTTTGCGGAAACATATCAACAAATTCTGTAGCCAAAAAGTATTGATACATTTCGTTATCCATATCACAGTCTGAACCTCGCCCGTCCACAGAAAAATTCAACTTTTTTATTCGTTCCTACTATTATAGTGATTCCAACATAAAAGTCAAATTTAACAGAGAACCGCCATCGTCTCCACCTTGTCTGTTCTTCGTACATAGAACAGGTCAACAGCTATTTTTCGCCACGACTGATGCCCCAACTCCCATGCACTCGACCTTGGCAAGTTGAAATTTTAATGTCGATGCTGCTACTTCTTCGCATTCTCTTCCAGTTCCAGCATGTACTTATCAAAGTCAGACATGAACAGCCTATCTTGAATAACACGATATTTTTCAAATTCAGTTTCAGCTTTTGCCTTGGCAATCTCTGCTGTGATCTTACCTGCATCCTGAAGAACCTCTCTGTCATCAGCCATCAGGAATAGATCCAGTCGCTTTGCCCAGTCCTCCATTGTCATCGGAATGTGACGTTCTGCGCGGTCCTCTGCTAAGTCCAGATAAGCAGATACAATACGCTCCAGTGAACGCATTTCCTTCTCTGAAAGATAATTCTTCGCAATGCTCACATCGCTTTTTACAATCTTACCTTCCGGTGCTGCTGCCCAAGTGGTTAATCCCATATGTGGCTTATCAGCATCGGCCCTCTCATAAATCAACTCCGCTGCTGTATGCCCGTGAACTGCATAATGCATCTTGTTTTGAACCTTTGCAAAGAACTGCTTTGTTGTTTTTGCTGTTCGGTCATAATCAAGAGCTGTAGCATAGATGTCTGTTATCTTCTGATAAAATCTACGCTCGGAGAGACGGATTTCACGAATCTGCTCAAGCAAACGGTCGAAGTATTCTACTGTAAGCACAGAGCCACCATTTTTCAGGCGCTCATCATCCATGACCCAACCTTTGATGGTGTAGTCCTTCACGATGCCATTGGCCCACTTGCGAAACTGCACTGCTCGCTCATTATTAACCTTGAATCCAACCGCAATAATCATTTGAAGATTATAATGCTTTGTATCACGAGTCACCTGACGTGAACCTTCGGTTTGAACTATCCGGAAATTCCGGATAGTTGAATCTTCCTCAAGCTCTGAGTCGGAATAAATCTTTTTAATATGCTCATTGATTGTACGAACATCCACGCCATACAATGTGGACATCATCTTCTGTGTCAGCCATATATTCTCATCCTCATAGCGCATCTCAATGCTGTCCTGCTGATCACCGACAGAGGCAACATAGGTTAAGTATTCTGCAGCGCTGGAACGGATGGTTACTTCGTCTTTTTTCTTTTTCAAATAAGAGGCCTCCTTTTTGTTATTTCTCTTCTAAAAAATTGAAATGGTTAGTTCTTCTATAAAGCACTGTATTTGCTGAACAGACGTAAAAAGAATTGTTTTAAATCATCCAACACCGCTTCTTTTTTCTTCTCATCTGAATCTGCACCAACAAATTCATATCCACCAAAACGGTATACATCATAACCAAACAGTGTCATTTCTCTCTGAGCTCGAACCATTTCACTATATAGTCGAGGCGATGCAGAATTCCCTTCTGCGTAATGTTGCCTACCATCAATTTCAATAACTACACGGTCTTTATGCGAGAAAATCATCAGGAAGTCCATCTTTTGATGTTCAAATAGCTTGTATCCTCTTTGTTTAAGAGTCTGTGGGTCATAATACAAATACACCTGAGGGATCAATGCAGGCAAATCTTTACCAAGTTCCTTTTTTAAATTATAATATGCCTGCAACATCCAGGTTTCAGGACCACTTTTGGCTCCCTGTGCTTTAAAACTCGTATCTAAGCATTCGCACAAACGTTTTATAAAAACGATTTCTCTATTTTCATCAATATTCTTTTCCTCTGCATACCAATCAACAAGGTCATTCCACATCACTCCAGTAGACGGAATTGGACGATTATATATCAAACACTGATTTTCATTTTTTGTTATTCTTATATCATTATTCAAAGCATCATCAAAAGCAATTTCCGGCTTATATTTAGCCGCAAAAATAATATTCTTAACTTCACCCTGAACGCCTATTCTAGTCGAAATACATTTATAAAAATTCTTATCTCCAATCGTATCACTAACAACAAGTTTATATCCGTCGTGATCAATATATCTATTTACCACATTTGCTAGTTCTGTATTAGGGATAAGTTCCCTTCTTTCTTCTTCATCATTCCATCTCCAATGATGAATATTAGGATTAACGTATTGCTCAAGAAAAAACATAAACTGCTCATCTGACAAGCTTAGGTAATCGATTATAGAATTCAGCAAATAACTTTCTGGCCAATCATCAAATCTGTCCATGTGCCTCGCTATTTCTGCTATATCACTATCAGTTAGTGACGGGCAGACCCATTTTGCAAATTCATGATATTCTTTATCACCAGACATACTACCTAATGCTAATATTGCATCAATTGTAGAGCGTCGAGTTTCGTCTATTATCTTATGCACTTCTTCATTCGCTCCACTCATAAAATTCTCCTCCAATCACTTAAACATATCATCATTCCAAACAAGTTTTACCAAATCAACGAGAACTGTAATTCTTTCAGTAATCTCATTCTTACCAAATGATGCATAAGCCTTAAACCCAAGAGAATTATCAGCTATAAACTTCTTGAATTTAGGGTTATTCTGGTACGCTAATTGACCAAGTGATTCCGTATAGATATTGCCTTCGTTAGAGCAATACTTCTTAAGCTTATAATCATATTTTGCATCATTTAAGCTTGCATTGATGCTCTTGTGAAGAAGTAATAAAGCACCGATGCTATTTCTCCAACGTCTAAAATCATCTTGGTCAGAATACTCTGCCGTAAACCATTCATAATGGTCTGTAATAATATGCTCAATCTCAAACGGATTCTTTGTTTGAGTATTCATGTAATTACAATAATTTGATGCAACACCAGTCTGTTCTTCAATATATCCAGTAATACGCGCAAGGATATTCTTGATATATTTCTTAGTAAAACTGTTCAGTCTTAAATCACTTAATGCTGCTGCAGGGTCAAATGCAAGATTGATATACTGCTGTTCTAATTTCTGTTTCAATGTAGGTATGTCTGTCATGCGGATATCCTTAGTAACATTGAAAACAAAGTTTTTAATTGTGCTGTAATCAACAGAGCGGTAATTCGTTACTCTGGATACAATCAAAACATCAATAAATCTTGCTACCAGATTAATCTTCTCAATAATAACTGGCCATGAATCTTCATAACATACAGGTGCTAATAATAGCTGTGGCTGTAATGTGAAGTTAACTTGCGCATTGTAATATACATACTTTGTTTCTTCAGCGAACGTTGTTTCTGCCTGACGGATACGCTCATAAACCTCTGCGAATCTTGCAAATTTCTTTATGAACAACTCGAAATCATCAGAGTCATTAAGACCTAGTTTATCACGTTCATCTCGCACCCACTTGTGGAAGGAACCACCGATGATATCAAAGTCCTTATTTACAGCACCGGCTTTTGTCTCACGGATTGTTTCCGCGTAGTGTGCTCTAAGCCAAGCTTTAATAAATGTCTCATCGCCCTTGTCGTCATCTTTCTTTAATGTAAGAACTTTATCTTTCCAAATACCATTCATCTTTTCACGAGAAGAATCAGATTTAATTTCCGAAAGAATATAGCCCTTTAACATTTCTGTAGATGTAAGGCTCAAACCACGGTCGTTCATAGTAACAAATACTTTATGAGCATCTTGCTCAGTTGTTGCAACAATCTCAATAAAGAATACTTTCTCCGCAATCCAATCACAGAAATGCAATAACATATCATCTGTAATATCAGCAGGAAAAACATCCTGAATATCCTGATATCGACCATAAAGGTTCTTTACAGACTCTCCGGCACCGGTAGTATCAAAATCAGTATCGTTGAAAATTGCATTCATACAATCCTGACGGTCATCAACATTGATGTTGAAAGACTTAGTACCGAAGGATTCTGAGAAAATCATAGTCTCAATCATGTTATAACTCTGACCGATAGTCTTTAATCTGTTATTAAGATACATCAGCAATAGTGTCAAAGACGAAAATCTTTGCTGACCATCAATAATCGCATTTTCTCTTCCTGCCAGAACAATGGAGCCCATGAAATATGCGCCATAATCAGCTACAGCTTGTCTTGGATCATCTATTTTATAATATTCCAAGAATTCTGATGTAAGGTCATCAATCAATTCTTCTATGTGCTTACGCTGCCACATATATTCACGCTGATAATAGTGAATAGAATATTTTGTATTCTGTAATAATTGTTTTAGATTCTTAGGCGAACCTTCAATTTTCTTCATTAGGCCTCCTCCTCCAGAAACAGTTTCGGAGCATTAAACCTAATACTTGCTGCTTCTGTCATCACACTCGTGTTTCCACAATCCAACAAAGATAAGCGTAGTCTTAACTCATCAGTGCTTCCATCATGGGCCACATACTCGTCTTTATGTTTTTTGATAAATGTTGCGGACTCTCTTGAAAAGCCATTTCGCTGCAACAAAATCGTTAATGGATTTGTGGTTCCAAACTCGACATATTCATACCAGTTATTATCAAATTCATCGACACCATGAATCTTTTTATATTCGTTAGAAAACCTTAAAAAATAGTTTGAAATACTAAAAAGCACAATATTTTCAATAGCCTCTAGCGTATCAGCAAACACTACATTCCTGTGTTCCTTCGAGTTATCATTATAAATAGTTGGTGGCTGGTATGCTGACACCCAAAAATTCTCCGGATGTTGCTTATGATAATCAATTGCTCTCTGCATGATGTAACTCAGTCCAGAGCCTTCCATCCATTGCGACAGTATTACTGCATACCATTTTCTCTTTGATTCGTTTCCAAGTGTCGATTTCTCGTAAATAGGCCAATCAAATATTTTTGAGAGCTTGTTGAAAAAGTCAATGATGTCATCATATTTGAAGCCATTTTTAGAAGACGGATATTCCAACCCTTTCTTAATGGCTATAATTAGCCTCTTGGTCTGGTCTACAGAAGTATTAATATCATCATCCGGCAATGTAGGTGAACTATTGAACTTTTCTCTAATCTGTTGCTCATCCTCTACTGTTAGGAAATCTGAAAACTCCCTATGTACAAGGCTATCACGTTTTTCCATAATATCTCTTAAAAGAATAAGGCCAAACTTGCGCATCATTACATAGGATTCTTCTGACTGGTCCTCTCTGCGCTTTGGGATTTCCGAGCTACCACTCTTAAGGATTTCTGCAATATACTTCTTTTCTATTCGTTTGAGAGCTTGCGGATTGCTTTCAATTGACAGTTCTTGTTCCGGTATCGGCTCTTGAAGCATCTCAATATAGCTTTCCGATGATACAGACTTTTCATCTGAAACGAAAAATACATTTCCATATAGGTTATAGCTGATACGACCAACTCGACCAATCAAGTTCCTAAAATCCACCGGATTCATTTTTCTTCTAAAAATTTTATTGTCTGTAATAAAAAGATTATCTGCAGGTAAATTAACACCCTCAAGAAGTGTGCTTGTGCAAAACATTATGGTGATATTTCCCTTTTGAAACAAATCTTCTATACGAGTACGTATGGAAGCAGGCAAATACCCAATATGATAAGCTACGCCCTTCTTTATCATGCTGGCGAGATAATAATCTCCGTGCACTTCCTGCATAATATCTTTTGAAAGTGAATCTAGTTCCGGATCATTCTTATCAAGAATACCTCTTGATTCAGCAAAGCTCCTTGCTGCAGCTATTGCCTTTGCACGACCATTGTAATATACAATAGTTTGACTGCGCTTCTCTGGCGGTAATCGTAGATTTTTACCTTCGAACAATAACAGCATATCATTAAGATTGACGTCTGACTTTTTTATAGAAGCAATCTGAATACAATGGTTTGTTCGCTCGTTATAGACCGAAATATTATTATTAATAAGATCCATAAGAAACTTTATCTGCACAACCGGAGAATATGTAGTAGCCAGTTTACTCTCATCACTGCTTTCAATGGCTTCATTCATTAATCGCAAATAAACCTGTGGATTAGGAATATTTGGTGATGCAAAAATAAAATGAGGCTTCTTCTCCTTCTGCAAAAGCATATCAACTACTTTATAGTAGAATGGACCTCTGCTATTTTTTCCTGAAAGTTTATGTGCTTCATCAATAAATAGATAATCCACTTCCAATGACAGATTGCTAATTAGCAAATAAAGCAAACGCTCTGGAGTAAGCACAAAAATAAAATTATGATTTTCTTCCAACGCAATGTCGCTTGCCGCAGTTACAACTCTATAATTACGCCGTTTAAGGTTATCTTCCAGATCGTTAATTATTTTAGAACGAACTTCATTGATTAGTGCTTTGGTCGGCACTATAAGCGCATAGTTTTTCTTTACCCCATGTAGAATTTCATCTTTGATAAACATTCTCATTATAAAAGACTTTCCCATCGATGTTGGACCAGAATAACTAAAACATGGATCTGTCAAATGATCATATGCTTCTTTTTGAGCGCTGAAAAACTTCATTTCCGGTGCTGCTGGAATCGTCAAATAATCATTTCTGAATTGTTCGAATATCTTCTCAAACACATTGATATCCTGATATTCAGAGTTGATAATCTGCAAGCCTTGATGATTGCCAGAACTCGAAAAAACAGAACCGGCGTATAGCTTTACCAATGCATCATCTGGGTGCAACTCATTTAAAAGAATAATTAACTCCTGAGCCCACATTTTATGACTATCACTATTGGTCGGATGAGTAGATTTTGACAGTAAATCTGCAAATCTGAGTGCATCCTTCAGATTATATTCTCTTTGCCCACCTTGAATCTGAAAAAGCTTTAATGCGTAATTAAACAGGATATTCTCATGAAGTTCATTTAAGTAGGCATTGCTTTCGATGTCGACAAATATAGCTTCACCTAATGTTTTCTTATCGTTCATAGGTCAACATCTCCTTTCAATACCGCTTCCATGATATCCTTCTTATCCGTTTCACCATCATTAAAAGGCAGAACATAGAAATAGAATGAATGCAAATTTAAATTATTGTCACTGATTTTCTGGAGAATATAGTCAATATTACGTCGAATATCCTCCTGCATTTTTTCCTCAACTATTTCCGGAAACTCTGCGATACTATATTGATTCGGGTCCAAGCCAATTGTATAACCCAAGAAAATACCATATGAAGTATTATAATTGACCGTTGGATTAGGCGAAGGAATAAAAATCTGTTTAGCGAGTTCAACTTCGTCATCATTTAGGAGTCTGTCGAAAATGACATTGTCAACCATATGCAATTCTTTATCTTCGTTCTTTTCTATCTCGACAATGCTCTCAAAGGCCGCATCAATTGCATATGTTAGATCTCCAACAATACTTGAAGCTCCAAATACTACCTGATGATATGGCACCCCGGATACACCACTTGTCAGCAGATGGATTCCATCACATGAACTTGCATACTGCTTAGCGTCAGTAGATAACTCCACCCGGCTCATTAACTTAGGTGCCTTTAGTTTTTCCTCTAAAAATGAATATAGTAACAGTTCTCCCAGCTCGGAGCCTGTACCCTTTATGTCTGCTCCACCATTCTTCCGAAGCACTCTCAATGCCTGCGATACAATTGCATATGCGTCCCCGTTTACTTTAAAATGCTCAATTTTGGCACGAGAAAACACATAATCTCCAATATTTCTATAAAGGAGCTTCTTCATCTCTTCCGGATTAAATTTATTATTGCGTATATTCAAGTGAAAAAGGCGCAGCTCACCCTGCGTTATCCACGATACCGGACTTGATTGTGTTACTTCACAAAATACCGCATCAAAATCTCCGTGTACAGTTTTAGATAAATTATCGCTCATGCTGCGCCTCCTTCATTATTCTTTCTTTGCTCCGTATGGTGTAGGCGACTCAGCTACCATACTTGCGGTTGATTTAACTTGTGGGTATTCAACAATCTTTGAGCCACTCTTAGGATCATAAGTCATATTAAATACCATATCTGAGAGCCATTTCTTAAAGGACGGATTGTCCTGAAATTGTTTGAATAGCTCCATATTGTCGGCCATCACCGAGAAGATGACCTGCTGCAAGGCTCGTTCACTTTCCATACGAGCATTTTGTTTATCAGAATTTTTCATTGCATTTTGATAGCGTTCATCTTTTGCCACCATGTCCGGAATTGCTACAATCTGGCGTCTAACGTTGTCAGGTTCTTTCCAGTCAATATTCCCAAACATATCGTTAAAGTCACTTAGAATAATTGAAAGCAGGTCCATTTCCGGATTTACGATATGACCACTTTTCCCTGCTGGAACAGGTGCGACCTCTGCATCTTCATCTGCCAACTTAATTGACATTGACTCTTGTGCCTCCAGCCTATAGCTATCAAGATCAATAACATCTAAAATTCCCTCCGAAAAATCGTCATCGCGTGGTGACGGAAGTTTCGGAATAAGCAGATTCAAGAAAATAGATAAGCGTTCCCATTCGGCATTTCCATATGGAAGAATTGCCCCAAGAAAGCCATAGGTTCGACAAAAAGCCTTTGCAGAACTCTTGAACTTAATCTGGTCTTCTGTATCCAAGTCCTTATAAATCACAGCGCATGTATCAAGAATAGGGTCAAGTTTATCTCTTTCTGCACCATCAAGATACAGATTTACCAGCTGTTCTACATTTTCCTCTGAATAGACCTGATATTCTTCCATTGTTGCTATCAAATCATACAGCTTATTAGGGTCAGTTTCACCAGAAAGCAATGTTGTTCTATAATATCTAGAGAAAGACTTCTCTATCATGTCAGGACTGTTTGCAAAATCCAGCACGAAAGTATCATGTTTCTGCGGATGACATCTATTCAACCTAGACAATGTCTGAACAGCCTTAATATCATAAAGCATCTTATCTACGTACATCGTATGTAACAGAGGCTCATCGAAACCAGTCTGGAACATATCAGCAACAATAAGCATTCGGTATGGATCGGTCTTAAGCATCTTTGGAATCTTCGCATCTGGAAAACCGTTTAATCCGGCAGATGTCAACGCAGGTTCTTGATCTTGATATTTATGCTCTCCAGAGAAAGCAACTATTGTCTTATAAGGACTGTGTCTGGCTGAAAGGCATTTATTAATTGCATAGTAATATTCTATACAACGAGGAATACTCGATGTTACAACCATAGCACGGGCTTGTCCACCGATCTTCCCCTTTGAAATAACCTGCTCATGAAAATGTTCAACCATCATTTCTGCTTTCTGTGAGATAGTATAGCTATCACTTTCGACAAAAGCACGTAGCTTTTTCTGGGCACGTTTCTTATCAAACATCGGATCATCCTGCACCGTCTTCATCAGCTTATAGTAACTTGAAATTGGTGTGTAATATTTCAGCACATCAAGAATAAAGCCTTCTTGAATTGCCTGTTTCATTGTGTACGAGTGGAATGGTCTGTGCTGTGCTTCTCCATCTTCGTTCAAAACAGGATTACCATTTTCATCAACAACAAGTGTGCCAAAAGTTTCCAATGTCTTGTTCTTTGGAGTTGCTGTAAATGCAAAATAACTGGCATTCGGAAGCAATTTACGCCCCTCCATCATAGCGTTTATTTTATCTTCATTATCCATTTCGTCTTCCGAAGCAATGCCTGAAAGGGCCAAGTTCATCTGTGCAGAGTTCCGTCCATTTTGACCGGAATGAGCCTCATCAATGATAACAGCAAAATGATTCGTCTTATGTGTTGCACCTATATCAGGAACGACATATGGGAACTTTTCCACTGTAGTGATAATAATTCTCTTGCCAGCTTGGATAGCTTTTCTTAGATCTCCTGAATGTTCTGCCCATGCAACCGTATTAGCTACCTGCATGAACTGCTTGATATTGTCTCGAATCTGCTTATCAAGGATGCGGCGGTCAGTGACAACAAGTACAGAATCAATCATTGGATGTCCATCTTTTTCGAGACCAATAAGCTGATGCGCCAACCATGCTATTGAATTAGATTTTCCGGAGCCTGCACTATGCTGAATTAGATATCTCTTTCCCACACCATTAGCTTTAACGTCTGCAAGTAGTTTTTCTACACAATCCAACTGATGATAACGAGGGAAAATCTGCTTTACTGATTTTTTCTTGGTTTCAGGATCTTCTTCAATAACAACCTGTGCATAGTTTTCAATAATACGACTTAGCTTATCTTTAGTAAGAATCTTCTTCCACAGATAATCAGTCATAAGGCCATCCGGATTCGGAGGATTACCTGCTCCATCGTTATATCCCTTATCAAAAGGCAGAAACCAACTATTCTTTCCATCCAATTTTGTACAGAACTTAACACGTGCATCATCTACAGCAAAATACACCATGCAACGCTTGAACTGGAATAACAACTCTCGTGGATCACGATCATCCTTGTACTGTTGAACAGCGTCATCAACATTCTGTTTCGTAAGCCGATTCTTCAACTCAAAAGTGATAACTGGAAGTCCATTGATAAATACGCACATATCCAATGCTAGTCTTGTAGAGTCATTCGAATACATCAGCTGGCGTGTTACGCTAAAAATGTTCTTCTCGTACATTTCTTTTGCCTTAGCGTTATTTTCTGTAGGAGTAAGATAGAACATAATCAGGTTTGCAGGGTACACCTTCACTCCATTACGAAGTACATCAATGACACCTCTCTTTGCAATTTCGCCCTGCAGACGATTCAAAAACTGCTTCTTTTTCATATCAGTTTTGAATACACCGAGCTTTTCTAATGCTTCTAGCTGCGTATCCTGAAGAAAACGGAATAAACGTGTCTCGTCGATAGCATAATCACGGTTGTAGTCAGCATTTGTTCCTTGTTCATAATCATTCTGATTAACAAGCCAATTGACGATTATAGATTCTAAACCGTCTTCTTTGGTATTTGAAAATTGCATACCTAATCCTCCTGTTCCTCGTCTACACCAAAATCTACATCTCCCAAATCACTATCTGCAGATTCATCTGTAAATTCATATTCCGGTATTTCTATGTCACGAACATCTATATTACCTGTCACTACGTCTGAGATAAGTCTATTCTTTAATTCGTGCAAACCAGAAATTTCCGACTTTTTTATTTCAATCAATTCATCAATCTTTGATAATGTTGAATCTAATTTCTTTAAGATTTTTTCTTGTTCCTTTATTGCTGGAATGCCAAGTGTGAAATTCTTAATATAATTTGCAGAAATTCTCTTTTGTCCCGCGGATCCAGTCATTACGCGTTCACCTAATTTTCTAAAGTGCTGCGTCATTGTTATCATGTATAAATAACGTGACAAAATTTCGTCACCAGGTCTTAAATTAATGAATTCTGTGGTTCCAAAGCCAATTTCCGTATCAAGTGTATCCAGACATGCACCTTTCCCATTCTCAAAACAAGGAGTTATCTTTGCTACAACAACATCGCCTTTTGCGAAAGATGAATACCCATATTTAATTTCCTTTAACGGTCTTTTAATAGAACAATCAATTTCTCCGCGCTCTGAAACATTTTCCATTGGTAAAAACGTGAGCAACTCTTCGTCATTCAAAACTTTTACAATATCTGCTACAGAAGCATTAATCTTTGCAACTCTCTTGATCGGCATAACTTCCCATGTCGATGGAATATCACCAAGCCAATATATTCCACTAGACTTCATGTCACCATGATGAAACCCATGTAAAATCCCACTATCTATTGTTGAATTTCGCAATTCACATAGTCTTTCAATCTCTTTTTTCTTAATATTTATTAGCTTATTAATTCCAGAAACTTTCCAGTCCAAAAAGCGAACGATTTGTTCTTGTTCATCGTGTGGAGGGACAGGTAAAAGAATATTCTTCATTTCACTGTATCTTGTAGTCCAAAGATCTGCAACAATTCCTCGACCATAATGGTAATACTCCTCAGAAAACGGCTGACTACGCATAAGATAATGCACATACTTGTTGTCCCAACTGTTCCTTGGAGTTAATACTATGTTTATCAAAGATACCGAACCAGCTAATTCAGATACACCACATGATCCTTTTCTATCAGAACGACTATTAATTACAAAATCTCCTGAACAAACAAGTTTTCTATTATCTCCAGAGTCGGATTTTGCAGCATTAGCCAACTGCGGTACTATTCCTAGCTTTGTTACTGACAAAGGTGGATAATCCGCATCGGATACTTTTGTTTTCCTTTCAGAGAAAAGAGAACCGATCTTTTTACATTCCCAATGTTCGGGTATTGATCCAAGCCAACCAGTGGGAGCCTCTACCATAGATTTGTATTCACCCATTATAAAATTCCTCCCATAATATCAGCCATCATTCCATCCGCTTCTTTTTCCAGTGAGTTAAGACTTTTTATTATTTCTGACATTTCACGAAGTTCTACTGGCTTGTAGAAATACTTTGTAAAGCTGATTTCGTAGCCAATTTGTGTCTTTTTCTCATCAATATAGGCATCTGGAGCGTAGGTAAGGACTTCGTTCTTCATAAATGCTTCGATTCCGCCTTCGTATGTGAATGGGATATTCTCAGTGTCACGAAGTTCCGTGTCCGGCTCATTGATGGCTACAGCGGTTGCATCTTTCTCTGCGATAAACGGACGCACTTTATTAAGTTGTGCTTTCTTGAGTTTTGTCGCTTTTGCAAACGCTATCCAATCATCAAGTGGAGCAGTAGCAGAGGCTTTTGCAATGGCAGCAGTTACTGTTTCGTATTCATCCGTTTTCTTGAAAATATCTGTAGGAATCATGCGTTCTGGGAACACTCTTAAACGAAGAGGTCTTTCTACAGTTACATTCCAATAAGCAAAGTCATTATTATTTAATATCATGCTAACATCACTCTGTTCCATCTCAAGAAAGATTCGCATAATTTCTTTTCTGATTTCCGGAGTGAGCTCACAATTCTTTTTACCCATATTTTTACGAAGTGGTGACTTCATAGCAGTAGCGTCAATTAATTGTATTTTACCCTTTCTACGTTCCTCTTTCTTATTTGAAAGAACCCAAATAAATGTTCCAATTCCTGTATTGTAGAACATGTTTTCAGGAAGTGCGATAATAGCCTCGATAAGGTCGTTTTCAATAAGATATCTACGAGCATTGCTTTCTCCGCTACCAGCGTCGCCTGTAAAAATAGAAGATCCATTATGAACTTCCGCAATTCTACTTCCCAGAGGAGTATCTTTTTTCATTTTTGCAACATTGTTCAGAAGGAACAACAGCTGCCCATCACTGGTTCTCGGAATCATCGAAAGTTGAGTTCCATCTTCCAGATACGCATTAAATCTGCTGTCAAGGATATCCTTTTTACCTCCCATTTTCTCAGCATCAGTTTTCCAACTCTTTCCGTAAGGAGGATTTGCTAACATAAAGTCAAACTGGCGAGTTGCATTGCCATCTGCTGAAAGAGTAGAGCCATACGCAATATGATCAGCTTGATCTCCATCACCTTTCAAAAGCATATCAGCTTTACAAATAGCATATGTTTCAGGCTGAACTTCTTGTCCAAACAAGTGAATAGAAACATTTTTGCCACGTCTTTTTGCAATATTTAAAAGTCTATCTTGTGCTACAGTGAGCATACCTCCTGTTCCACAAGCTCCATCATAACATGAATATGTTGCATCCATAATCTGATCTGCCACTGGAACAATAATAAGGTCTGCCATCAGTTCAACAACATCACGTGGTGTCCAGTGTTCGCCTGCTTCCTCGTTATTTTCCTCATTAAACTTACGAATGAGTTCTTCAAAAATGGTTCCCATTCCATGATTATCCAATGCAGGTAGCTTGATGGTCGTCATTGTATCATCTGTATAAACTGGTTTTGGGCTCAGGTTGATGGTCGGAGAAACAAACTTTTCAATAACAGCACCAAGAATGTCTGCATCAATCATCGTGTCAATCTGATTACGGAACTTAAATTTATCCAAGATTTCCTGAACATTAGGAGAAAAACCATCAAGATATGCTTCAAAATCAGCTTTAAGTGTCTGTTTCTTTGCACGACTTGTCAGATCTTTCAGCAAGAACGGAGAAGCATTACAAAACGCCTGATCTGCAGCATTGCACAGGGCCGGCCACTGGTTTGTAATACCAGCCTTATCCATAGTATCTTTCATTTTAAGAACGTCTGTTTTTGTATCTTCTAACATTGCATCCAAACGGCGAATAACTGTCATCGGAAGAATGACATCACGATATTTACCACGTACATATACATCCCTCAAACAATCATCTGCAATTCCCCAAATAAAACTCACTATTGAGTTTTGAATTTGATTATCCATATAAATCTACCTTTAACCTTTCATCTATTTGCTTTATAACCTATCAATTCTAAATTACTGGGTGTCCATTAATCTTCTGTACCAGAATTATCATCAGCAGCATCTCCGGAGCGAATCCAATCATCTACTTCGGACAATTTAAATTTCCAGAGGCGTCCCACCTTATAGGCAGGCATATTTCTTTTTGCAATCCATTGTAAAATTGTATCTCTTCCAACACCAAGATACTCCTGCACTTCTTTAAGTGTCGACCATTTTTCAATAATCTGTTCTTTCACTTTGAACCTCCGTTTTAGTCTCTTTTATACTTAGCATCTATAGTTACACTAAAAACTGTTTCTCTTTCTGGAAAGCAGTTCTGTCCATCAGCATCCTGCATTTCCCATTTACAATATGTAATTCCGTCAAAGCCACGGCCATCAATGGTCGTGGTTATTTTTATGCTCTGATTTGGCCTTACATCCGGTAATTCAATGACAGCTGGATTAGCTTCCGGGCGGTCTTTTTCACCTCTCATATAAACGAGTTTTCTTCCAACCCAGACCAGCTTGCCTGTATTCATGATTTCCCACTGATGAAGGACTTTATCATAGCTTTGAATCACGTGAGTCCGATTGTAAAACGCATTAACACTATCCCCATTGTATAAAGGTTGAGGCAATACACCTGTTATTTCTTCACTAGTGTTTGTCTTCTCAGCTTCATATGTCATTGCAAGAATATCGTCAACATCATCTGTTTCGTTAATCAATTTCTGCATTTGACGGGTCAAAGCAACGCATAGCGCTTTTTTATTGCAATCTGTTTTTTCAGGAATACCAAAGTCAACGAGTACTCCTGCTGCATCTGTAATATTTCCTTCAAAAAAAGCAATTAATTCCTGCATCCTATCTGTGCTACCAAACCCTGCTTTTAGTTCATTCGTAAAGGGTTTTCCACCAGAATACAACTGCTTCGCATAACTATCAGAAATATACCCATTTCCAGCAGCCTTGAACAATTCTTTCACAAAAGCCGTTTGACTTTTAATTTTTTTACAATATGGTTTTACACCTTTACAAAGCCTTGAAAGATTCAATCTGGTGCCTCCTTTTTCAAATAACTATAACTATTCATTCTTATTATATTACTTAAATCAGCAAAAATCAATCCATCGTGTCTTAATAAATTGTAAATCATTATAAATCAACTTTAACCGACATTTGATGTAAGTGTCTTCAAAAGTGTCCAAAGTGTCTTTTTTCAGTGTTCTGCCCCGATTTCAGGTGTCTTTTTCAATTGTTAAACTTAAATCATCAAGATTAAGGCAGGTGATTTTAATGACAAAATTAGAAAAAAGAATGTGGCTTACCAACATCGAGAATGCCGTTGATGCTGTGGCAACCGATTACGGTTCTGAAGTAGTCAAGTCAGTGTTCCAGCGCTATGGCGCTCATGGAACCTATGACCTAAGCCCCTGCTATTACAGCGAGGTCTTTGCTGATTTGGAGCTTATCGCAAACGACAATTAAATAAACGCCCTGAGCAAGGCGTAAAACTACTCTCTTGGTCATCAGCTCACCATCTTCGTGGCCACGTGGTGTGTTCGTAGTTGATGAACGAGAAAACATTATCAATAGAGTGCCAGCTTACGAACGGCTGGTCACCGGAAAGAAGCGGATTTATCCGCACGAGGTGACCATCTTATGAAAAACACTGGCAGCCATATCGGTTATCTCCGCTTCGGTTCAAATGCCGAAAGGAGAAAATCGAATGGCAAACAAAGACAATCAGAGTAAACAATACCGTATCTACATCAAGGAATCTAAAAGCTGGGTGGATGTCAACAAGGAGTTCTACACGGACTACTATCGTGAAATCAACGCCTATCGCAAGCGTCAGCAGGAGCATGGCCGTTGTGTCTGCCCTGCAAGCAAGCGCTACTTATGCGACATGGATTGTTTAACTTGTCCTTATGCTAAGGCTGGCGATCAGCTTTCTCTCGATAACACCGTGAACGACGGTGACGGAAATGAAAAGAGCTGGCTTGACGATGTACCGGATGAATCTGCAGCTATCGCTGAAGTATTAGAGGATGCAGAGCTTCTTAATGCCCTCTACGCAAAGCTGAATGAGCTGGACCCGGAAGGTCGTCTTATCTGCCAGCTTATTATGGAAGGAAAATCGGAACGTGACTGCGGCAAGGAAATGGGCCTCTCTCGTAATACATTCGTGTATCGCAGGGACAAGCTGTTCCAGAAGCTCCGCTCCGAGCTTAAGGACTACATCTAATATGAATGGTTGTCCTCTGATTTTTCAGGGGACGATTTTTCTTTTCAAAAAAGTTTCTTATATTTTCGGCCAAACGTCCATCTTACCTCCATTGAGTAGTGTAAGGCGAAACAAAGCGACCTACAGAAAGCGAGGTGAACATCATGAATCGAACTTTTCACAACAGAAACGGCACTGACGCAGAAGTCCCTGCCTCTCCTGCGAAGCCTACACTGACTCTTGAGGAGGTTCGAGCTGTTCTGGCTGATAAATCTCGTGCCGGACATACAGCTGAAATTCGAGAACTTCTTAAAAAGTACGGTGCAAACAAGTTGTCACTCGTAGACCCGAAACATTATGAAGCCCTACTCAGGGAAGCGGAGGTGCTCTAATATGCCACCTAAAGGACATGCAATCCTCTCCGCATCCTCTTCTTGACCGCTGGCTTCACTGCCCACCATCAGCAAGGCTCTGCGAAACCTATGAGGATAAAGGCAGCGACTATGCTGCAGAAGGCTCCGATGCCCACTCTCTTTGTGAATACAAGCTCCGCAAAGCACTCGGCATAAAAGCTACAGATCCTACTAAGAATCTCGACTGGTATAACGCTGAAATGGATGACTGTGCTACCGGGTATGCCTGCTTCATCATGGAGCTTTTGGAAGAGGCTAAGCAGACCTGCTCCGACCCTGTTGTTCTGATTGAACAGCGAGTGGACTTCTCCCGTTGGGTAGAACAAGGCTTCGGAACATCTGATGCCATTCTCATCAGCGACGGTATCATGCACGTAATTGACTACAAGCACGGTCTTGGAATTCTTGTATCTGCTGAAGACAATCCGCAGATGAAGTGTTACGCCCTTGGCGCTCTGGAACTCTTCGATGACATCTATGACATCGATACGGTCAGCATGACCATCTACCAGCCCAGACGTCAGAACATTTCTACCTGCGAAGTCAGCAAGGATGACCTGTATCAATGGGCCGATGAAGTTCTGAAGCCTACCGTAGACCTTGCCTTTGCCGGTGATGGAAATTTCCTGTGTGGTGAATGGTGCGGATTCTGTAAGGCAAAGCATGAATACCGAGCCAGAGTGGAAGCCAATCTTCTACTCGCACAGCACGATTTCAAGCTGCCGCCACTGTTGGAGGATTCGGAAATCGAAGTCATCCTCTCCCGTGTCAACGAACTGGTCGCTTGGGCAGGTGACATCAAGGAGTATGCACTCCAGCAGGCAATCAGCGGTAAAGAATGGCCCGGCTGGAAGCTGGTCGAGGGTCGTTCCAACCGCAGATACACCAGTGAAGACGCCGTATCGAAAGCTGTCAAAGCTGCTGGTTTTGACCCTTACGAAAAGAAGCTGCTTGGTATCACGGCCATGCAAAAGCTGCTCGGTAAGTCTCGCTTCGAAGAGCTCCTTGCAGCCTATATTGAAAAGCCACAAGGCAAACCTACTCTTGTGCCGGAGAGCGATAAACGCCCGGCAATGAACACAGCAAAAAATGATTTTATGGAGGAATATGACAATGAGTAAAAATGCAAAAATGACAAATCCCATGAAGGTTATCACCGGTCCTAACACACGCTGGAGTTACGCCAACGTCTGGGAACCGAAATCCATCAACGGCGGCACTCCAAAGTACAGTGTCAGCCTGATCATCCCCAAATCTGACACCAAGACTGTCGCAAAGATAGAAGCTGCTATCGAGGCTGCATATCGTGAAGGTGAATCCAAGCTCAAGGGCAACGGCAAGTCTGTACCGGCACTTTCCGTACTTAAGACTCCTCTTCGTGACGGAGATCTTGAAAGACCGGACGACCCTGCTTACGCTGGCAGCTACTTTGTAAATGCCAACGCCACTTCTGCTCCGGGCATTGTGGATGCAGACCGCAATCCTATCCTCACTCGTTCTGAGGTTTACTCTGGAGTCTACGGTCGTGCCAGCATCAGCTTCTATGCTTTCAACAGCTCTGGTAATAAGGGCATCGCCTGTGGCCTTAACAATCTGCAGAAGATTCGTGATGGCGAGCCTCTTGGTGGTAAGGCTTCTGCTGAATCTGACTTTGCAACTGATGACGATGATGATTTCCTTGACTAACGAAGGTGACAAACTATGGAAACAATCATGATTAGCACAATTCTTGTAAACATCTGTATCGGCTGCTTCGCGTGTGTTGGCCTTACTACTGCAATCTCTATGATTCAGAGTATCATCAATGACCACAAACGCGAAAAGCGTGAACAGGAAAAGGACAAGCGTGATCTCGAATACCATGAAAAACGCATGAAAGACTTTAAGTAATCTATAAACCTGCTAGCGGTGGTTTTACTTACGCCAGCACCTCTTTCGACAAAAGGAGACAATCTATGAATGAATTTGCAGAAATCTTAAATCTATTTATTGCTAATGTCATCGCATACACCTTTTTTGTAGCGATATACGGCTTCATCATTTATAACGTAGGGAAAATTATTGTCTATCTTATCCGCTATGCGATATACCACATCCGCCGTGACATCAATAAATACAAATCCAATAAAGATAAACAGTAACACAGCAGGCGGCAGGGATTTCTCTGCTGCCTGTTTTGTAGAAAGGACAATCTCACGGAGACACTTAGCATTGATATTGAGACCTACAGTGATGTGCCTCTTCAGAAAACAGGCGTCTATCGCTATGTGGAGTCTCCAAATTTTGAAATCTTACTCTTTGCCTATAGCGCAGACAGCCAGCCCGTTCGGGTCATTGACCTTGCCTGCGGAGAACAGATTCCAAAAGGAGTCCTTCTTGCCCTGGAGGATAAATCTGTCATCAAGTGGGCATGAGCTTTACTGTTGTTCCTTTCGGTCAGGGATTTAAGGATATGTCCCCGCCAACAAAGGAACTTATGAAGCTAACGCTAGAGCAAAAGATGGCCCACGGTGGTCATCCGGTACTCCGTTGGATGATGGATAATATCTATATCCGCACTGACCCGGCAGGCAATATAAAAGCTGACAAAGAAAAATCCACAGAAAAAATCGACGGAGCCGTCGCCACTATCATGGGACTTGACCGTGCGATCCGCTGTGGAAATAATACAGGCGCTTCTGTCTATGATGACAGAGGAATTTTATTCATATAAAAATGGAGCTCTTGTTTTCACACAAAAAGCTCCACTTCTGTTTATTTATTTGAATTTATAATTCCTTCGATATCTCGACCACCGTAGAATATTCGTGCTACTGTAACTGTCCTCTCTTTATCATCGACAAGATAATACACAATAAAGTTGTTTACCGGAAGCTGATGCATTTGCATCGAATGCCAAGGCTCCCATTCAACTAACGTATAACGAGCTGGCATGAAATCCAATGAACGAACTTCCTTTCGTATGCGCCCCAGCTGAGCTGCGGCCGCCTCCGGAACAAGAAGTTCATTCGCAATATACGAATAGATTTCACGTAAATCACCAAGTGCATCTACAGAATAGCCGACATTGTATCTATCCGTCATATGCCAAACTCCTTTGCAAGTACCGCGTCGACTTCATCTGCAGAATATACCTTTCCTGCTTTGATGGAATCAACACCCTTCTGGAGTTCTGCATCAAGTTCTTCTCTGGTCATTGCACCAACAGCTAATGGTTTAGAAGAAGGAAGTTTCAATTCAAACGGCATACCCTTTTTCAGTACGATCTGGCTATAAAGCATCTGAATTGCACTGGATGGAGAAATGCCAAGCTGAGAAAGAATGCTCTCAGCATTATCCTTGAGATTAGTATCTATTCTTGCATAAACAGCGGATGTATTTGCCATAGTATCGCCTCCTTTTTCTTTATTATATTTGTTTTTGCTTGCAATTGCAAGTATTTGCATAAATTATTTTGTGATGAAACTTTGAATTTAATACGCCTCTTAAGGCAGAAAGGAATATTTATAGGATTTTTATCGGGTCTATTTCATTCCAGAGACAAGCCCATCAACAGTACCAATGGCAGTGCCTATCGCTTTCTCTTCGGTGGAAGCAACTCTTGCAAAGCCGTCAACGAACGAAGTGCCATGCAGATGACTGCAGTCTACGCCTGTAAGGCTGGTAACATTGATATGATTATTACCAAATCCATCAGCCGATTTGCTACAAACACTCTGGACTGCCTGAAATACATCCGACAACTCAAAGACATGAATTCCTGTTCTGTTTGAAAAGGAGTCAATCAACACGATGGATGCTAAGGGCGAAGTTCTTATCAGCATCATGGCATCTCTGGCCCAGCAGGAATCGCAGTCCTTAATTCAGAATATCAAGATGAGCTTACAATATCGCTACCAGCAAGGCAAGGTACAAATCAACCACAATCGCTTCCTTGGCTATACAAAGAACGCAGATGGGAATTTAGTCATTGATCCAGAACAGGCTGAAACTGTAAAACGTATTTATCGAGAATATTTAGAAGGTCTCAGTATGGACAAGATTGCCGCTGGTCTGGAGCGTGACGGTATTCTTACCGGTGCCGGAGAAAAAAAGTGGCACACAAACACCATCAACAAAATCCTACGCAATGAGAAATACATCGGCGATGCCCTGCTCCAGAAAACCTACACAACAGAACGAGCTGGTCCTTCAGGATGCTGTCGTCAAGGCAATCAACCAGATGCTAGGAGACAAAAGTAGCTATCAGGCACAGCTACAGCTAAACATTGCTTCAGTCATTCGAGCTTCGCAGGCAACTTCCGTTGAGAACATCGATGAGAAGCTTATGGCCTTGCAACAGGAGCTCATCCAGAAAGTTCAGAGCAAGGAAGCCTATGACGAGATTGCCGATGAAATATTCAGACTACGAGAACTCCACCATCAAACTACCGTCAATACTGCCGCAAGAGACGAGCAGATAAAACGAATCAATGACCTGCAGGATTATATCGCACAGCAGACTACCCACCTCACCGAATTTAACGAATTGCTGGTGCGACGCTGGATCAAACAGATCACCATCTGGGATGACCACATCACCGTAGAATTGAAATCCGGTGTCAGCATTGATGTGGATGCATAAGTCCCATAGATGCACGAAACCCTCCTGACCGTGATGGCCGGGAGGGTTGTCTGTTATTTACCCCAAGGTAAAAATTTTGAAATAAAATATGGAATCTGATTGGCATTGAGCATCCATGAAATCACAATAATTATAGCAATAACCAAGCACGCAATATTCAATGCCTTAATATTGAACAGCTTTGCATTCTTCTCATTTATAGTAAAAATGAATTTAACCAAAATATAAATTACATTGATAAGAACAAATGCTAAGAAGTCAACAACCAACAGCAGTCGAAAAACACTAACCGCAGAAATATTTTGCAAAACTGAGTTTGAAAATGTAATACCCCCAACAAAAGCAAGTACAATTGCAGCAAAAATACCAAGTATAGAGATGTATTCTTTTTCAACACCTTTTATCTGCTTTTGCAGATTTTCTTTTGCTTCTTCAATGCTATCTGCAAAAATATTATTAACATTTTCAATCTGATGCAGAGCCAATTGAAAATGGTCATAAATCTTCACAATCATTTTTTTACAATCTTCACTTACCCCATTATTGTCATCAAGTGAATAAAGCAACAGTTTTTCCAAGTTTGTAGCAAAGATGCCTCTCTCAGGCATTTCTAATGAATAGACATAATTGCTTATCTCTGAATATAGAATCCTATCCAATTTATTTGTTGATGTAATATATGCAGATATATTTTCAACTGTTTTCTGCGGGTCATACTTCTGAGTATTCATGGACAATGCCTTACAAATTCCATTGATCTTCCTTTTAGTATTATTGAATTTTTTTGACTGCTCCAATGACATTGTTGTATTGTCTGTCGTCCGGAGCAATACATCCAAATTATCATCAGCCATTAAAATACTCCCTTATTGCCTTGATTGTAATCTCGTTATTTTGGTATGGCGCATACGCGTCAATCCATGGCGATTGTCTATGAGTCAATGATACAAGATCTGTTGCCGAGTAATCCGCAAACTTGTCAATAACTTTATCAATAAGAGCTTTATCCTCATCCACAATGGTTGTATCCTCAAATTCAATCCGTTTAGAGTTCCATATATCATTTTCATCGAACATAATATATGATTCTATTGTAGGTATATCCCCACTTCCATACTGCTTATACTCATGGTATGCTTCTGGCACAACAGGTCCAAAGTCCCATGCTTCAATCTTCTCATCAAAACAAGGAGTGTGGTCTTTCTTTTTTGTCAGAAAATAAGCCTGAATAAAATAAAGCACTTTTTGAAGTTTTAAATTTGAAATTCCATAATCATGCTCATTGCTATAATTAATTACATGACGACAAACATCTAAAACCTTATAGCTCATCATATCGACCTCCTTCCTATGTAAATATATATTATATCACTATTATTATGTTTTGGGTGAACTTTTTGAAAATTTTATCATTAGCTATTCCACTGCCAAGTCTGCCTCATAGTATCGAGTGGCTTAAACTGCGGTCGGTTCTGACAACAATCCCAGTGCCACAACCTATGACATCTAATCCACAGCCTAAACCCTACCGCTATTCTCTGGCTACTCAATTTTTCTCCAGTCAGCCCCTAAAGTAGATATGTTTCCATATAAGAAAGCCGAGCTTTCCGCAAGGCTTCTCTAATGATACTAACCTTACAAAAAGCCCGGAAATACGCCACTTTTCAGCCTTTATTTATCTTTTCTCGACAGAAGGCAAACTGTCTCAACGGTACTTTCATTGTCCCAACTAAGTTCTTCTGTTTCCGCACCATTAAAATACACCGGAAAACGGAACTTAATGTGCTTCAGGAATCTGCCATCTGGCTGCTCCTGCTCGTAAATGTCCACCTGTTCTACAAAACTGTTAAGAAATTCTTTCTTCTCCATGTCGGTGAACTTATCATATAGTTTATCAAAATACAGCAAGAATTGGTAGACGTTATCTTCTGATATTCTCTTCTGTTTGATATTTAGCAGACGGTTCTTAACCTCACTGATGCTGTTCTCCACACCCTCGATTTCATCATAAAGGCGATACAATCTTGTCTCCATATCCTGATATTTTTTCTCATAAAAACGGTCTGTAATATCCAGACTGTCCATCTGCTGTCCAAGCCGGTTCTTTGCTCCTGTCAGCTGTCGGTGTTGTTTTTCTAATTCTTCAATTTCCTTTTCCACTTCCGATGTGTCAATCCTTGCACCGATTTTACTCAAAATGGCTTCTTCAAATTTGGGATTTTGCACCAGCTTCCGGATTACTTCTTCTACCGCATCGTTCACCTTATCTTCGCTCCACTGTTTACGGTAGCTGCAATTATGTCCATCCACCAATCTCCGATGCTTGCAGGCATAATAAAAATAATCCTTATATAACGTACCGTCCTTTCGTTTTTTCCGATTGACATTCCCATACATTCCACTGCCACACAGAGGGCATTTTAAAATGCCGGATAAGATATGTTCATGTTCCAGACTGTGGGTCTTTTCATAGGATACTCCTGTTTTCTGACGTTTCTGATGTGCCAGTTCCCAATCCTCTTCGGAAATGATTCCTTCATGGATACCATCGTTCAGCATATATTCTTCCTGCTTCACAATCCGGTATTCATTTCTTGTTCCGGGAACTTTCTCATTCTTTCTGCGGCCAAATGCCAGCTTTCCACAGTAGACCGGATTATCCAGAACACCTTTGATGAATGAAGTTGCAAAAGCATCCAGCGTATTATTCTGTCTCTTTTTCTTTTTATATCCATGCTGGTTCAGCCATGATGCAATTGCACTCATTCCCATATTGGTATGGATAAATTTATCATAGATCAGCCGGATTACCTCTGCCTCATCTTCTGCAATCTGAAGTTCTCCATTCACCAGTTTATAACCATATGGGGCAAATCCACCGTTCCATTTTCCTTCTCTTGCTTTCTGTTTCCGTCCTTCCATCGTCTGCACCAGAATATTCTCACGTTCAATTTCTGCCACAGCTGACAAAACGGAAATCATCAGTTTTCCACTGTCTTTAGAACTGTCAATGCCATCCTCTACACAGATCAGATTTACTCCAAAATCCTGCATCCTCTGCAATGAATTCAAAACGTCCGCAGCATTACGCCCAAATCGTGACAGCTTAAATACCAATACAAACTGTATATTATCTGTACCACTTTCAATATTGTCCAACATCCGTTGAAATTCCGGTCTGCCTTCTACACTTTTGCCGGATTTTCCTTCATCCGCAAATTCCTGTACAATCTCCATGTTCTGATACTCTGCATATTTTCGCAGTTTATCTCTCTGAGCATCCAGACTGTAACCATCCACCTGCATGGTGGTGGAGACTCGTATATATACATAACATCTAATTTTCTTATTTTTCATTAACATTTACCTCATTCATTAGAGTTTTTATTGTCCCAACTAAATTTTATCATTTGTTCCAACCGTATTCAATACTTGATTTTCATAAATTTTTAAACCCAATTGACATATTTTTTCCAAAAACATATAATAATGATAGAGACAGAAAGACCTGTCATCGTAAATATTGCCCGCCCACCGTTGGCGGCTTATAAGTGATCGACTCGAAAATATTGCTCGCTCACCGGAAGCGTCTAATAAATATCCGGTTCGAAAATTATTTAGAATTATTTCTGTTTTCGATATTGTGTTTTTATCGCGCATTGCATATACTATAAATGCACAAAAAGCCAGAAAAAGAGGAGGTGTTAGTATGGCTACTTCAAGTATTACTCATAATTTTGTCGTATCCAATCCAAAAAGCGTAAAACGTTTTGTCGCAGCGATTGACGAAGCCGATCGTGACCGCACACCAAAGCAGACACTTCCCGGACGTCAGTTAACGAACCCACAGGAAATCTTAGCTTTAATGTCAAAAAGGAAGAAACAACATGTCTGATAAATACTTTACCGTTAATATTCGGGCATATTTGGATAAAGACGAACCGACATATATCGGAGAGGAAAGTCTTTACGACTTGCTCTCCGATTTTTCTTGTCCTGAAAACCCCGATGTGGAATACTTCTTATTACATAATGCGATTGAGTTTACCAAAAAAGATCAATCCATCACTTATCTGGTATTTGATGCCGAAGATGCTTCATTGGTTGGCTATTTTTCCCTTACAGTAAAACCAATTTCTGTCCAGGCTTCAAATATCAGTAAAACAATGGCAAAGAAGCTGTCCCGTGTCAGTATTCTGGATGAAGAAACACAGTCTTACACCACAGCAGCTTACCTGATTGCCCAGTTAGGAAAGAACTATTCTCTTCCAAAGGAAAAACGGATTCCAGGGAACATTCTACTGGGATTTGCACTGGAGACCATATCCAATCTCCAATATTCCGTAGGCGGTGTTATGGAATTTCTTGAATGTGAGGATAATGAATTTCTTCTGAACTTTTATACGCAGAATCATTTCAAGCCATTTGACACTCGTATTACTTCTTCCCAGAACAATGAGCCACATACTCTTCATCAGCTTTTAAAATTTATCTGATTGGAAATACACGAAAAAAAGCGACAGCCCTGAAATTTTTATCTCAGGAAGCTGCCGCTTCTTTTTTCTTTTCATTTTCTTCTTTTTTCTCCTGTCCATTGTTTTCCTTATCTTCCTCCAGTTCCCGGAGCAGCTCTTCGCCATATTTATCTATCATCCGCACAAGAAAATCAATGCACCGTTCAAATTCTATATTCTGTTTCACAAGCTTCTCCTTCCCTGTTTTTTATTCTGTGGTCATTCTACAGGAAAGTTTCTGGCTTCTCATTGAACAGAAATTGAGAGTGAATTGACTATTTCTCATTTATTTTGGTTCATATAATTGAAATACCATTGTCCAGAACATATGTTTGTGTTATGATATAGGAAGTTTAGTACCTAATACAAACAGAATTGATACGAAAAGGGGGGATTGCGTTTGGATCGATGCGATTTTAGCTCTATAATGACATGTTTGAAAAATCATATCAGCGAAAGTAACCAGATGAACCAGCCTGAATTTTTATATGAAGTATTTGAGGATTTTATGGACAGCCCGGAAAGCAAAGATTTTTCTTTTGACAATGGGCTGGTCTGCCGGTGGATGACCGGACAGGCGAAGATCAGTCCCAAAATCTGCACTTACTATGCAAGACCAAGCAAGCAGGAAAAGCTGGCTGAAACACTGCAGCATAATCTTATACCATTAATGACCGACTGTAACAAAGCACTGCAGGATGTTTATCTCCTGTTCATGCAGGATGCCACAATCTCCGAAGCAAAAAAGAAAAAGCTGGCAGCCCTTTACAAGCCGATTGATTCACGGCTTCTCTTTCTGGCAAAACTGATCTCCTTTGGTATGGAACGCCAATTTATCAAACGGGACACCAGAAACCAAAAGCTGCTTGCAGGCGGCTCTCTCTCCCCGGTTATTCTGGATTACATCATGGACAGTGAAGTTCCCAGACCATGCCGCCATTTTCTTGGAAGAGAAGAAGAACTGGACGAATTACATACAATGCTGGAAGAAAACAGCAAAGTATTTCTCTATGGAATTGCCGGGATTGGAAAGAGTGAACTGGCGAAAGCATATGCAAAGCAATACAAAAAATATTATACGAACATCCTGTATGTGGAATATGCCGGTGATTTACATCAGGCTGTCACAGACATGGATTTTACCGACGATCTGCCGGAAGATGGGGAAGAAGAACGTTTCCGGAAGCACAACCGGTTTCTCCGTTCTCTGAAAAATGATACACTGCTCATCATAGACAATTTCAACGTCACTGCCACGCAGGACCGTTTTCTGCCGGTGGTTCTGAAATACCGGTGCAGGATTCTATTCACGACCAGAAGTAAATTTGACGGACACTGTATCCTGCAGTTAAAAGAGATCAGGAATCCAGCCAGCCTGTTTCAACTGGCAGCTGCATTTTATTCTGAAGCAGAAGTACACCAAACACTGGTGGAAGAGATTATAGAAATCGTCCATCGCCATACCTTTGCAGTAGAGCTGGCTGCAAAACTGTTGGAAAATGGGATTTTACCTCCGGAGCGCTTGCTGGAAAAGCTACGTGAAGAAAAGGCATCCCTTGAAAATGAAGATAAAATCAGTGCCATCAAAGACGGGCAAAACAGCAAGGCTACTTACTATAACCATATCCACACTCTGTTTTCTCTTTATTCCATATCCGTGGAACAACAGGAAATCATGCGGAACCTTTGCTTTCTGCCTCCTGCCGGTATTTCCGCCCGTATTTTTGCTGACTGGCTTAGATTAACTGACTTAAATGACATCAATGACCTGATTGAAACAGGTTTTGTACAAGCAACTACACGGCATACAATTTCCCTGCATCCGTTGATTCAGGAGATTGCCCTTTCAGAAACAAAACCTTCGGTCACAGCCTGCCATACTTTGCTTGATTCTCTGCAAAAAATATGTCTGATGCATGGAACGGAAGTCAGCTATTATAAAAAACTGTTTCAGACAGTCGGGAATATCATGCGGATGATGGAAAAAGATGATCTGACCAAGTACCTGCTGTTTCTTGAGGATGTCTTCCCATATATGGAGAAATACCGTTACAGGAAAGGTACGAAAGAGATTATCCTGGAGATGAAGCAACTTTTGAAAGGGAATGAAAACGGTAGTGCTACCGACCGTGCATTATTACTGGACTATCAGGCATGTATGGAAACAAAGCCGGAAAAAGCCATCAAACTGGAAAAAGAAGCCCTTGCACAGATCAAAGAAATCACAGAGGACAATGCCCACCTTGTCTCCAACCTTCATGCGAATCTGGGCGGTCTTTACCGCATGAATGGTCAGGCAGAGCTTGCAAAAGAACACATGGAAAAGGGTATCTTCCTGCTTGAGCAGTACCAACTGCTTTATACCAATGACAGCATTCCCCAGATCAACAATTATGCTGCCTTATTGACAGAATTGCAGGAACCGGAACGGGCAATGGCTGCTCTCCAGAAACTTGCCCAGATCATCAAAGAATACAACTCCGATACCTGTCTGAACTATGCCCAGGTACAGGAATCCATGGGAAATATCTGCCTGATCACAGCAAATATCTCACAGGCTAAAACCCATTTGAGAGTATGAAACTTTTTCTGTAAAATAATGTTTATAAGGTTCTTCTATGATACAATAAATATCATTAGGAGGGCCTTTTATTATGGCAAGACAAAAGAAACCTGTACATCGTGTA